GTCTTCGTCTAATACGCCTTCATCTTCAATATAATACTCTTGTGTTCCATTGTATTCACCCTTACTTAAGCAAACTAAATCTTTATTGGCCTTTAACACCCTATACTCTAGCGCTTGAATTGGAGAATTTAAGTCTAATTCCTTATCCTCCTTAGTAAGAGAAATGATGAATTTACTAAACCAAGATCCCTTACGTTTAAATAAGTTCAATGTACCTGGTTCTAAATCTAATGCTTTCTCGAAAGCAGCTTGCTCTCCATCTTCAAATATTTTTACGAAACTTCTATTTCCATTTTTCCAAGGCAACGTATATCCAGATGTACATCCGGTGTAGCGTACTCTACCATCATGTCCCGCAGGAAAGAATGGTCTGTGCTTATCAAATGGTTTTATAATTACTTTCTTATTCTTTAAAATTTCCATATTTCTTCTTATTACTTTGTTTACTTATTGCTCTTCTTTAAGTTTTCTTCGGCCCACAACGGTTGAAGATTTTCTAATTTTGATAAAAATAACGCTTGTTCTAAATTTACCGCAACACTAATTGGAATTATGTGGTCTATGTGCCATTCTCCATAATTACTCCAGCTCATTCCGTCTTTAAATTTTGACTCGATATGCGCCTGTAATTCTAATGGTGAATATCCTAGTAAATCAATTGTTTTATCAACCTTGTCAACATTTGCCGTCTTGATAGCCCTTCTTATTAATCTTCTGCATATAACGTATGTTTTAAATAAAGTGTCGTTTTTATATCGAAAATTGAATCTAGTATTTCGCCACAGCTTAACTTCGTCTGGGTGGTTTTTAATATATTCCCTAGATTTTGCATATATTTTATCGCGATTCTTATCTCTATAAAGTTTATTATCTTCTAAATTTTTATCTCGATATTTAACGTAACACTTCTTTTTAATTTCACTAGTTAATTCTGGGTTATATTCACGATATTGTTTCTTTCTTTCGCAAATTATTTCTGAATTATTTTTGTGATATTTTGAACATTGTTTTTTATTGCAGTCTAGACATTTTGAGGTAAGACCATCTGATTTATATTTATCCTTACCAAACTTAGTTGTTGTTTTTACAGTACCGCACTTTGCGCACCATTTTAGTCCCTTGCTTGCTAAAAATTCTAATTCTTCTTTTGAAATCCTAAAACTTTTTGGTTTAAACTCTAACGCTTCCATTTCTTATCTTTTAAAATTGTACTGAACTACACTATTGCAATTCAGTACAAAGATAATCATTTAATGAATGGATTCCAAATTTAATTGAATAAATTTTTAGTCGATAACGCTGGGTATCCATTCTCCCATACGCATTGGATTGTGAACCATGATTCCACACCAGTCGGCTTTATGGATTTCATACCCATCAACTGGGGATGCCATAACTTTAGGACTAGCTGCTCCACCTGGAGTATAAGGATCTCGCAACCCAGGTAAGTATCCGAAAGACTCTGGATTAACTTTGGAGCGGACCAATTGAATATTAGGTGATCCTTTTGCAGTACCAAAATCCATAATAGTCATGCGGTGAGATTCAGCTAAACCACCATCCGGGTGTTTTACTTTATTACGCACAGCATCGTCATACTGAGGAATGTGCATGAACTCAAGGGTAATACCATTGATGTCAGCCAATTTAACGAACTGAGTTCTACGATATGTTCCCGCAGAGCCAGGGGTTAGTTCAGGAAGACGATTATACTCTAATGCGTTTGCACTAGCATAGGTTTCAATTGCGCGGGATACGACTTTAAGTCCATGTTCTCCAGTTCCAATTACGAACCGACGAGAATCTTCCGGCAATTTACCAACAGATAAACTCAAACAATAATCTACGAATGTCTCAATATTGAAATCAGTGTAGCGCAAAATATTTGAAGGTGAGATTTGCTCACGCAATCCCATACCAGCCTTAATCTGATAGCCAGAATCACCGGTATTTCCATAGCTTCCATCAACCCTGCGATTAGATTGTCCAAACATTAACAGTTTAGCTTTCTCACGCCTAAATTGACGATTAAACTCCCAATCGAGTTTGTTTAGCCAGGAGGTGAATGTTTGGTCTCCCTTTCCATGTAATCCAAAAATAACAGGATCGTTTTCTTTCTTGTTGATCATATCACCAGGAACGATGTGTTTTTTACGAATCATTGACATGCGGTTACCCATGCGGAATGGAGAGGTAAAGCTAACATCAGAACCATCACGAGAAAGTGTTTGTTCTGACAAACTATACTCCACAGACCAGCGAGTTCCAGTCGCCAAGTCATCAAAAGGAATATACAGGTCTTGATTACCGGTTACAAGTTCGCACTCATAAACGAAATAGATACCACGTTGATCACCATCGGTACGAAGAAGCACCTTGTACAGGTCTGGTTTTTCACCAACGATAACGTGTGTTTTGAAGAACAACTTCTCGCCAAACCACAATAAAAATCTATTACCATTTTTACCGAATTCATCAGAAGCAACTACAGTAGTTCCAGCTATGTCAGTTGCCTTAACCAATGGAATGTTTTTTTCTTCAGATCCCTGCAATAACCACTCAAATTCTTTATCATCAGATAAATAATGAACAGGATATTGCTCCATGTAAGAGATTAGATCTTCACCTAAATCTAGATACTCTAGACGAGAGATGAATTTGCTAATCATTTCAGGTTGCTCGCCAAACAAGGCGCCTAGGTGATTGACCGTGGTTAGACCCGCCCAATCTTTGCCTTCCACCCTCATTGAGGGCATTGCAGCTTTTGTAATACTCATTTTTTATATATAATTAAATTGTTCTACGATCCTAAAAATCCAGATATTCCTTGAAATAAATCCTTTTTGGAACTGGTCGACTTGCCATTGTCTCTCTGAATTGATCCGCCCTTTGGTTTGTTGTCTATTACCGAAGCTGCAGCCTCTAACTCTTTAATAGCCTGACTCTTTCCCGCCTTACTAAATAAACTCCAATCTTTAAATTCCTTAGTTACCTCAAATAAGTAATTCAGTATAACCTCACCCTCAATTGGGTTTTGACTCATATACTTACCAAGCTTGTTAACTGGATAACCATAATCATTAAATTCTACTGGGATGGTTAAGTTATTCTTAATTTTATCCTTCATCATTTGATTTAACTTAATGCCAGGAACTATTTCCTCTAAATTGATAATATGTTTATTTAGATTAGTTAGCGTCTCCTGCGCCTTACGTTCTTCTTGTTTTTGTAACTCTTCCTCCCTCTTAATTGCTTCTTTTTCCTGAGCGTCTTGAAATGATTTAAGTTCGCCTAATGCCAACTTAGATTGCTCTTCCAACTCCAAACCGTCTTCCCATTGATCAATCATTTTAACCTTAACCGTCTCTGGCAATCTGGTTGTTTTGTCTAGATATTCCTTTACTAATTTTTTCTGCAAATCACTATTCTCAGAAAGAGTAGATGGATTGATATTGTCATATTTGATTCTATCTGATGTGATTTTTAACATCTCATCGAAAGGCACTCCAGCCTCATATCCATCAAGTAATCGTTTTACTTCATTCGGAATTGTTTGTTTGTATTGTTCGATGTGATAAGCAAGCTCGTCATTCATTGCCTTCTTAAGACCTTCCGAAGTCCCATCGAATTCCTCTAGATTTAAGGTAGAGAATACCCCTTCGTCGACCAGGAATTTGGCATATGGAGTAAACAAAGAAGATTCTTCATTTCCCGCTAATCCTTCATTACCTTCGTCTTCACCTTCCGCGCTGTCTTCCGCTACTGGCTTAATGCCAGTTAGGTCAACGTCGGGGTCCTCATTTTCTTCTATTAGATTTGGATCTACAAAGATCCGTTCATTATTTGTAACCTGAGTCGTTTTTTCCGGTGATACATTTTGATTCGATAGAAAATCCCCAACACTATCAAACAAATTCAAATCATCGTAACTCATTGATTCTTCTTTTCTACTCGTTACCATATTTTATAATATTTATTATGTGCAAAGATAATAACTTTTCATTATACGATACAAATTTTTTGCGTACACATATAGACTT